TTAAATTGGTATAACAAGAAAGCCGTCAGTTAATGGTTTTGTTCCACTGGCTTCCGTTTTTGCTATGGCGAAGTGAGTTAAAAAGTTTCCAGTCGGATACGTTGATTGGTTGTCTATATCGCCATTGATCTCTTGCAAGTCGATGAACGACTTGGTATTTTTATCCGAGCCTGATAATAGTAGTCCTTGTGTATGTCGTTTTGTATTCCACAGATAAAACCAATTTATCTATGGATACAACAGCAATATCTGCCCCTGCTTCGTTCAGCGGAATGAGAGACGATGCAATGTTGTGACTGACAGCTATATACACACCGGAAGTATTCTGCTTGGTGGTTAATTTTCCGACAACAATTAGGTATATGGCTCCTCTAGCCAAGTCATACGTCCGTGTAGTGCCAGAAGCTTCGGTACCATCCTCGTTGTTCACAATGACAGCCATTGTGTTTAGCTTGCTATTTAAAGCACTAATCGCAGACGCTAAAGTCTGTGTTGAACCGGCAAGACTCGCCGTTGCTCTGTTGATGATGTACTCACCCAAATCCTGAATGAGCATCTGGTATCCTTCAGCGGAGTCGATTCCGAGAAGATAATCGGTAGCCGCTATCTGTGAACTTCCAGAATATGTTTTCTTCGGTAATGCTGTTATTGCCTGGTCAGCCATCTTGTTTCCCCCTTAATAAACATATGTAGTGAACTTGTTGCTGTTCCTTGTTGTCAGTGTCTTACCGCTCCTTGTAGTCAAGTATGCGGTACTGTACGGATAGAAGCATCCGCTTACCTCTCCACGATATCCGACAGAAGCGTTTGCAACTGTCTTTGTCTTACCGCTTCCGAGCTTGACCAGCTTGTCAGCTTCGTCTTCACGAATCCACCAGAACATGACATCCGGATACTGATTTGTGACTTCCGTCTGCTTCTTTGTTTCTGGATCTATTTCGTAGACGTGCGCTGTCAGTGTCGTGTTCGTGTTTCCACGTTCATAGGTGACTTGGAATTGTAAGTTCCCACCGACCACACCGTCTATCTTTGTTTCCATCTCCAGAAGGGTCTGCGCCATTCCATTGACGGAAGTTTCCAGTGTGCCTATCTTCGTGGTATGTGTCGTGATTGCGGACTGCGCCTGTGCAATTGCCTGTCCCTGTGTTCCGACAGTACCGGACAGCGTATCCAGATTCGTTCCGATTCCGTCCACAACGCTTGCCAGTGCATCCGCATCCAGAAGAACAGCAACCGTCTGGTAATCATAGGTATATGTGTCTGTGGCATCCTTCAGCGTAATTTTGATGGACTTAACTCCTGTTGTTGCCGGAGTGTACACCTTGACCGCTTCGGCTGTCTGGCTGTGGTACAGTTCCTGATAGGTCGTTCCGTCAATGCTTTCTTCAATCACAAAGATTCCGGCATAATTGGAAACCGTTCCGTTGTCGTTCACAACAGCCCTTGCCGTGATGGTTGCCGGAGCCAACGTTCCCTCCAAATCCCGCACGATAGATACAGTGGATAATTGCAAGTCATAACTGACTCCCACACGTCCGTCCGGTGCTTTCGACAGGCTGAAACGCTTCGTGATATGCGAACCGCCGGAAGGAATCGTCAGCTTGTTTCCGTTCCGTGTCGTGTACTGGTTTCCCTGTTTGCTGACAAGGTATCTTTCGCCTGTTCCATACACACCTTCAAAGTCCACATATCCGTCATTCGTTGACATCCCTGTGACTTGGTATGTGTATGTGGAAGCGTTCCATGTTCCGCTTACTCCACTGGAAGCATTCACGATGAACACCGTATCAGCATTGACTGGAGTGTCACCCAGATAGACCGTTATCCTAGACCATGCGTCTGTGTAGTTTCCGCCAGAACCATCCGGCAGAGTGTGGACAACGTGAGCATCGTTGGAAAGGCTAGCCCCCAGAGCGTCCAGTGTGGATATACCGCCGATGACAGCAAGTGCCTGATTTGCTGTTGCGTTCGCCTGTTCCGCCGTGCTGACAGCATTGGACACATCTCCTGACATGGCTGTGAATGCTACATTCAGCGACTGTCCAGATTCATCCAGATAAATCTTATTGGACTTCAGCGTGTAGTTGCTTCCGTTCATCTCTGTGAACAGGGACTGGATGTCAAGTTTTGATGCTGAGATGTTTGCATCGTTTGCAATCTTCGCATTCTTTATCAGGCCATCCGCTATACCAGATGCGGTGATACCAGTGGAATTGAACAGCTGTCCGGAGCCTGTGGCATCGTAAACGACAAAACTGTAATTCCCCTGACCATCTTCGCCAATCTGAATGCGGACATGGTTATTGTTATCCTTAATCTGGATGGTATTATCGTCAATCGTCAGCTTCCCAGAATCGGAACCCACCACGAAGTCTGTCGTGCTGATCCTCTGTCCGAAGATATCCGATGCTGTCAGATTGTTTACAATCAGGTTGTGAGCAAACTGCGAATCAATCGTTGCGTTCTGTGCATTCAGCACGATGGTCTGCAATTGACCAGTGCCAGCGTTTCCGGCAAGCAGTGTTTCAATGTTTGCCACACCGGCATCGAGCGCATTGATAAAAGCGTACGAAGCTGTCAAATCACCGATATCAGCACTTTTCAACGTAGCAAATTCTGATTGCAGATTCGTGATGTTGCCGTTTGTTGCATTAAGGTTCTGTATGGTCGCATATGTGATCTGGGCATCCGTTGCTTTGAGATAAGTCGTTTCCACCGTACCGATCCGAGCGGTAACAGCCTGGATTTCATCAGCATTGGTCTGGATCGCCGCCGTGTTGGAAGCTATCGAACTGGAATGACTGGAAATAGTCGACTGCATTCCTCCGATGGTCGGACTGGAATTGATTGCACCATTGATGACCTCGATGCCGACCTGATCCCCGATTGCAACACCTTTGACTGTGACTCCGGTCGAACTAAGTTCACCGCTGACGTATCCAGCATCCACAGTTCCGTCCGATTGCGTGATGTCTTCCCACGCATCCGCCGCCGCTTTCAGGGCTTTCTGCAGTTCTTCCCACGTCAGAACCGTGTTGGAAAGCTCGACCTTGTTCTTGTGCGGATCATCCGGACACATGGTCAGCTTCACAATTCGCTGTTTTTCCATGATGCCGGTCGGTTCGTCTGTCAGGTGGATTGTATCGCCAAGGCCAAAGTCAAGAATGCTATACGCCGCCGACAGCCTTGCAAGGTCACGGACATTTGCACTGTAGGACCGTTTCGGTTTCGACAGATCCTCCAGTTTCCCTTCCGCGTCCTCCTTCAGGGCTTCCGCGTCTTCATAACTGGAATCCTCCCACACCAGCGTCCGGATCTTCGTGCTGTACTGGTAGTTCTCGACGTAGTTCTTGACGCCATTTTGGATCTCAAGCCCGTCCTTGCCGTATGGGATGATACGCGTATAGTAGTCGTAGCTGTCCAGTGTGGCGTCAATGCTTTTCAGGTTCAGTTCTCTTCTGAAATAAACGCCCTTGTCAGATCCGATGTGTTCGTCAAAGTGGACAATCTTGTTTTTGGTGTCGAACCAGATTTCCGCCATGTACGCATCACGGATTTTATACAGAAGCTCCAGCGGAGTCTTCTTGAACTGCTGGACAGAACGGAGCTTTGTCATAGCCGACTCAACCCGCCATCCCGTCCCAACCAGTGCAAGCGCCGCCGCGTCCACAACCGTCTGATTGGTGGCGGTAAAGCTCATTTTGACATCGGCTTCCAGCTCTTCCAGGTTGAGTTTGCAGACATAATCCGCGCCGTCATCCTGCGGCTTTACCTCTTTAACGACATACCAGTCGTCCTGTGTTTCGATATAGTATTCATTCAGAATATCTGTGGCTTTTCCGCGATACGTAAAAGAGAGCGTCTTGTCACCGTTGGCAAGCTCGCTCTCAATCACTAAGTCTTTATATGCGGACAAATTCCGCAGAAAATGTTTTTCGGTGTCGTAGATCTTAATCATCCCGCACCTCCATTAAAAATCATTCTTCAAATAAAAATGACAGCACCCGCAAATCGTTCGCCGTCAGCGTGTCGAATTTGCTGTTGCCGTCCAGTTCGGTCAGAAGGTCTTCAATCGGCTTCGTGTACTTGTAGATTTCCACCTCGATCTCAGTCGTCTCCCGGAATTCATCCAGTGACTTCGTGAGCTCCTGCATATTTTCGTCCGTCAGCTTATAGTGCCCGTCTTCCGTAATGGGTTTCCCTTCAGCATCCTTCTCCGCGAACATCTCACACATCTTCCGGCGCTGCTCTTCGTATCTGGCGTATTCCTTCATCAGCGTTTCCCTGTTCCGTTCGATTGCGTAGGACATCCGGATCGGCAGTGCCTTTGTTGCCATTACATCCATCTGCTGTGCTTTTACAAGTACGTCCATAAGCTTCATTTTCATTCTTCCTTCTCCTTTACATATAAATCGGTCTCACCGTTACGGTAATTCCCATCTGATCATTGTCACAAATGATTTCGTTTTCCCCCGGTGTCAGTGACGGCATCTGCCACATCTCGACTTCCTTCGGCAGGCCGTCCTCTGTGACCAGCCCGGTCAGCGTGTCGATCCTGATCGTCTTCGCCGCCGTCACCTCTGGAATCGTGACAGGCAGATCAAGCCCGGTAAAGCTATCTCTGCAGACTCCCGTCAGACCCACATTGCTCGCACTGACTCTCGGTGTGATCTCGATTACTGCAGGGCTTACGATGTTGCCTGGATTCTGGACGGTCAGGGATCCATACCCTGATACCGCCACATCGTCCCCGAAAAGATATCCCACAAAGGTCAGCTCCAGCGTGTGCCACCGTTGCGGGCTGGTTTCTGTCTGCTTCAAATTGTCTAGCGTCCCCTGAAATTTATATGGATACTTGTCAAAAACCAACGTCACCGGCTTCAGCAACTGGCTGATCAGGTCGCTGCAGTTTTTTGTGATCTCATTTCTGCCGTTTCCGTACACCCACAGCGTGACGACAAACTGCTTCATGACTACGTACAGATCCGAAAGGTACGGGACAGACGCGCCGGGTATCCACTCGCTGTCCGATGTCAGCTTGTGATGATTATTGATCGATATGGTCCGCTGTTTCGCGTTCCACGTCGAAATATTTACACCATTGATCGTCATCCTCGTACCCTCCTGCTCCGTTTTGCCATTTCCTGGCTCGTAAAATCAACCATCGCCCGCCCATCAATGCTTACGTGCGTCTTTTCTGCCATATACGGCAGGAACTGTGCCATCAACGAAAGCATCTGATCAAGTGTTCCCGAACTGGATCCTGTCGCGCCACCGACGGATCTGTATCCTGCTTCTGCCAGCGCATTCATCCTTGCCGCTGACATGACCTGTGGGATCACGATATCCGGATCGTACGATCCCCATCTGTACAGGTTGTCTGTCAAGTCTGCAGGGATGATCGCATCACCTTTCTGAACCGCTGTGTTCAGGATCGCACCGTCTTTCTTCCTGATGATCAACTCTGAACCGATACCGGCTTCATCCATCCATGCGAAAGCATCATCAAGGTATTTCGTTCCTCTTCTCAGACCGTTTTTGTTCATGGCTGTCAGGATCTGTGCCATCTCCGAACCTGTTACGGTTTCGGATGTCTTGACACCCAGAGCCGCCCCCAAAGCATGGTACATTGCCTGATTCGGTTGCACTCCATAGTTCGTAACGATATGCTGAAACAGCGGACTGTAATTTGATTCGTTGTCTTTCAGCGTTTTGCGTCTGCTTGAACCAGATTCCAGAATCTCCACACCTGCATCATGTGCATTGTTGCCATTGTGTGACAGCCCTGTTGTCCCCGCACCGGAAGCCGCCGAGATTGCACCGCTGGAAACATAAGCACCTGTTGAAGTCTTTCCGTCTTGGTCTTTCAGCACTCCACCGATCGCAGTTGCAAGCAGTCTGACTTCATCTTCCGATATGGTCTTAATGCTTGTTGCCAGACCTTTCAGGCCACCGTCCAGAGATTTTTCCAGACTCTTCCGGTTCTCCGTGTAAGAATCCGTCAGCTTCTTGGTCTCTTCCTCAGCATTCTTCTTCAGCTGTTTGATGGCTTCTGCGGTTTCCTTCTTTAATCCTTCGTTTTCTTTCTTGGACTGTTCAAGTGCGATGTTCCACTTTTCATCCTGCGCAGTTTGGAACCTCTGCAAGTCTTCATCAGACAGACTATTCAGCGCAACCACAGTCGCGGTCTCTTGCGGTCCTTTTTCACGTAGTTCCGCAATGACTCTGTCGGACAGGATCTGTCTGGATTCCAAATCATTCAGTTCATCCCGCCAAAAAGCATACCCTGCCGCCTGTGATTCGGCATTGAACACCAACTGCTTTCCAGTAACGCTTTCGGACTTGAATTCATCCTGCCATCCGAATGCACCATAGATTGCTTCGGCTCTCTGCTGAACAGCGGAATTGTATTTGTCCGTCAGTTCCTGAATGCCACGCTCAAGTTCGTCATTGACTTCCTTGACCTTGTCCTTGTAGTCATCCTCAAGAGCCTTCAGCTTGTCGTTCAGATTCTTTTTCGCTTCAAAGTAATGCTTATCAGCATCAATCCGCTCTTGCGTTCCGGCGGCGTACTGTTTCCGGACAATGTCCCAGTATTCAACTTCAGCCGCTTCCGACACTTCGTAATAAGTCTTGTATGTGTCAAGGATTCCTTCAGCATTTCCAATCGTGCCGATCTTGCTTTCCAGTGCAACGATCTTCTTCGTGGCATCATCGTATGCCTGCGTGCCGGCTTTCAGCGTGTTCCTGATTGCCTTCCAGTAAGCAAGCTCACGTTTGATTGATGTCGTGTGGGTGATGTTCTGATGTTCCAGATAGTCATCCGCCGCACTTACGATGTCAGCATACATCTGACGCTCTGCCGCCGCTGCTTCTTCTGCCGCTTCCTTCGCCTTCTTTGCGTTGTCTTCGGCTTCCTTTGCGATGGATGCGGTGAGCTTGTTCACCTGATCCGTTGCGGCATACCATGCGGCAGTACCAACCTTCAGACGGGCCTGCACCTTCTTCCAGTAAGCAAGTTCGTCCTTTTCGGAGACATCGTACAGTGACTTGACTCTGGACATGTATGTTTGTGCCGCCTTGTAGACATCGTTGTAGTAAGTCTCTGTGTCTTTTGCCACCGTCTGCTGATTCTTGCCGGAACCTGTGGTAGTGGTCTTGGATACACCAAAAGCCTTTTCAATGAAACTATTTGCGGTCTGTTGCCATGCGTAAGTCACTTCAGCAGAACTAGCACCCTTCAGCTTGCCGGACATCGCCGCCACTGTCTGACCAATCAGTTCTTCAGCGGCATCGGTTGCAAGGTTTGTGCTTTGCTTAATACCCCAAGCAACACCAGCACCAATTTCTTTACCAACCATGTCTCTGAACTTTCTGGAAGGTGAACTGATCGCACCTGCCGCTCTTGCTGCTGCAAGTGCCTGCCTGACTACGTTCGCCGCCGCATTGGCTATGTTATGCGCCTGAGACATAATGCCTTGCGAAAGGCCCTGCCCCATGAAAGCCCCGATTGAATAGAAACTTCCTTCATAGGCCGCCGCCGCACCCTTTGCTCCAAGCGCAACAGACTGCCCGGCTGAAACCGCAGCCGATCGCTGATCATTAAGTCCTGAGGCAAACTGTGAACCAGCTGTGGAGCCTGTTTCGTTGAAAGTCTGTGCTGTGGTGTCCGCATTCGTCTTTGCGTTCTCAACAACTTCCTGTGCTTTGTCAGAGATGTCTCCCTTTCTGGAATTCAGACCATTTACGATACCGCCACCAGCAAGTTCGCCAACAGGACGGAAGGCTGTGATTGTTGTGTTCATGCTGTCAACAGCAGACTGAACAACCGTCTGCGCTGCTTCGGACATTTCCCCACTTGTGGATGACAGTCCGGTGGCTGTCTCATTGCCTGCCTCTTGCGCCGCCTGACTCATTTCAGGAGCTTTACCGGAAAGCAATGCAATTAATTCCGAATACGCCGCCTCTGCTGAAGCTCCACCTTCAGCAATGCCTTGCGCAATGCTGTCAGGAATTTCAATGCCTTTATCTCGTGCAACAGCAACAAGCATTTCAGCCTGTCCTTGTATGGCGGCGTTCAACTGGTCTGTTGCATTCTGTAGGGCAACTTCTGGATTGTCGGATGACTGGATTCCTTCTGCCAATCCATCCGGTATAGCAACGCCCATTTCCTGAGCTCTGGCAACCGCTTGCTCAAATGCTGAAACAGTAGCTTCTGATAATGTAGCTCCAGAACTCAGAATCGCATTTTTTACACTGTCCAGTTGCGCCCATTCCAGTGCAGTGGAACCGAGCTTTCCAAGTCCGAGCGTAACAGCAAGTGCGTCAGCTGTGAGCATTTCTTCGATTTCTTTGTCTTTGTTGGTAGCATCAAGGTATGCCTGCATGAAACGTTCAACAGCTTCTGTGTCACCGTTATTGAACGCATTTGCTAAGTCAGCAACGGCAACCGAGCCGCTTTCACCAAGTCCTTCCAACCACGACAGAATCTCCGGAGCGTCTTTTCCAAGATTCTCACGAACAACGGCAAGGTTTTCAGCATATTTCGCCATGCCTTCATGCTGTTTTTCAAGGCTCTTGGTTAGGGCATCAAGATTGTTCTCTGCTTTTGCTCCCCAGTCCGTATCGAAGGCATCAATCTTCATAAGGTCTTCTGCGGATTTTTTCGCATCCTCATAGGCCTTCTTCATTGATTCGCCAGCTTTGTCATGCGCTTCAGCGGCTTTCTTGACGGCTTCCGCAGCCTTTTCAGCCGCCTCTGCTAACTCTTCATCTGATTGAGTATACTGATCATTGCTATCTGCGCCTTTTTTTGCGCTGTCACTTGCTTCGTCCTGACTGTTTGTAAGTCTATCAATAGCGGCATTCGTCTGGTCTAATTCTTGTGTCAGGTCTGACGAGTTATATGTTAAATCAACAATCTTGTCTTTCATGTCTTCGGCTGATTGTTTAGCGTCTGCACTTTTTTCAAGAAAATGCTGTGCGCCTTCAGCCGCTCTGTCATATGAACCCCATTCGATATTGTCGATTTCAGCCATCGACTCATCGAATTGTTCTTTTGAAATCTTTCCTTCTTCGTATGCTTTTTTCAGATCGGCAATAGCCTGACCTCTTGCAACAACAAACGCTTTGAAGGAATCCTCTGTACTTTGCCCAGACCTCTGCGCTTCGATGTAGTCTTGATACGCATGGCTTGCTTCCTGAACTGAATTTGCAACATCCATGAATACCCCGACGGAGTCCCTCATGTTCTGCTGTCTTCCGACCGCTTTCTCAAGTTCGAGAACCGCTTTAGCCTGCGCTTCCATCAAGTCCTTCGTTGCTTCCATATAAGCGTTCTGACGAATATCGTCCGCTTTGGCCTGTGTCAGTTTCCGAATCGCTTCAGATGTCAGATTTACCTTTCCGGTCTCTTCATCATATGCCGCCGCTAATTCTGGAATGCTCGCACTTAGTTCATCAACAACCGCTTTCAGTCTCTGTTTTTGACCAGCAGAAAGACTTTCCTGTTCATTCAGTGAAATAAGCTGTGTAGCAAGAAGCTCAAGGCTTTTCGCTTCTGTTTCGCCGTTTGAAACCGTTTCTTTTGCAGTTTCCATAGCTGACACAACTTCATCGTTTACTTTGCTTATTTCTTCAACATAACCCTTGTATTCGCCTTTCTCTTTGGAAAGAGCTTCTGTTACGCTACTTATGAAAGCCGTGACTCTTTCGACAGCATTCCCCAGTGGAGTCGCTATCTGGTTGTAGATATAAATCCCAAGTCCTTCCAATGCGGACTTAAAACCAGCAACCTTCCCCTGCAGATTATCCTGCATGGTAGCCGCCATATCCTTCGCTGCACCATCCGAATTTCTCAGGGCTTGTTCATATGATGCTATGTTTCCAACGCCTTCGTTCAGGATCATGTTCAGGCCGCCAACGCTTCGGCTGGTAAATGTAGCAGATAAAGCCGCCGCCTTTTCGGCATCACCCATACCATTCGTGGCACTCTCCACATCTGCCAGAATATCCGTCAGATCGCGGAAGTTCCCGTTCGCATCCGTAACCGCCACCGCTGTATCCCCGATCTGGATCTTGCCATCCTTCATCTTTGCGGTGATGTCCCGCATGATTGCGGACAGCTTCGTGCCGGCCTCAGAGCCCTTGATGCCCTGATTTGCGAACGCTTCCAGGATTGCAGTGGTCGTTTCCATATCCTGCCCGGCGGCGTTCATGTTCGCGGCGCAGTTCCCGAAGGCGTCGCCCAACTGCTGTGTGGTCGTGTTGCTGTTGGCCTGCGCGTAGGCCAGCATATCAACCATGTGGGAAGCATCTGCTGCCGTCAAACTAAACGCGGACAGGTAGTCAGTCACCATGTCCGATGCGGTTGCCAGATCCATGCCGGAGGCCGCCGCAAGACTAAGGACGCCGTCAATGCCCTGAAGCATATCTTCGGTTTTCCAGCCAGCCAGAGACATGTAGCCGAATGCATCCGCCACCTGAGACGCGCTATACTGTGTAGACGCACCTAATTCTTTCGCCTTGTTAGACAAGGCTTCCAGTTCTGCACCGGATGCACCGGACAGGGCTTCTACCTTTGACATGGACGCTTCAAAAGTCGAGCCGACATCCACGATGTACTCAGCCGCCTGTTTGGCTCCGTCCACAAGCATGTCAAAGCCTTGACTCATCAGGTTGCCAACAGCAACAGAAAGAGCATCCTTGATCCCGGAACCCATCTTCTCGGCTTCCTGTGCGGTTTCCTGCATCTCGTTTCCCATCTTATCGATGGATGTAGCGCACTTGTCAGCGGATGTGGACGCTTCTTTGACGTATTTCGAGTTTTTGTCGACAGCGGTATTCATCTTTTTGACGGATCCGTCTGCCTTCGCGACTTTTGTTTCCCACCGGTCAATGTTGATGGACGCTTTTGCCTGTTCCTGCGCCTGTTTGTTTACCTTCTTTTCAAGGTCTTCAACCGCTTTCGCCTGCTTCTTGTAGGCAGCAGTACCCTTTTCACCGGCGTCGTCCATGCGCTGGAGTTCTTTCCGGGCCTCTTCCAGTTCGTCCCCGAACTTTTCCAACGCTTCACCGGCATCACGATAGTTCTTCTTTGCATTGGAAAGACCGCCCTTTGCAGATTCAAGCGCACGGTTGGCGGCTTCCTGTTTTTCTTTCAGTAATTCCTGTTTCTTGGTCAACGCTTCAAGGCTGTTTGCGTTGCCCTTGTATTCGTCTTCGAGATTTTTCAGCTGTTGGTCAAACTTTTTTGCCGATTCTTCAGCGGACTTCATGCCATTGGCAAATTCTTTTTCACCATCCAGCGCAAGGACTATACCAATTTTGTTCGGCATGTAATCCCTCCTTATACAACAAAAAGCGCCCACACATTAAACCTATTCAAGTTCATGCATGGACGCTTCTTTTCAGTTAGGGCAAATCATCAATTCCCCCACCAGTATCTTTTTTCCCGCCGTTCATTTCAAGGTATTCGTCATATATCAGATGGAATTTCTTCGGAGTCATCGCAAGCACTTCCGCTTCCGAATAACCCAGTTTTGTCGTTCCGATATAGATCATCCTTGCGATGTTCAGCTGTTCAATGTCATCAGGATCATCCGGTTCATCATCCTCGTCCGGGTCCGGCATAGAGATCCCATACGCTTTCAGGATCGTGCGGACCACCCTCGCTGTCATTGACAGGTCAAGCATCCGCATGACTTCCATCAGTTCAGGACCTCTGCCTTTTCCACCGTTTCGGATGATTTCATCGTTTATCAGTGTACAGACAATGAAGCCTGCCGCCTTGTACAACGTCCGGTCATCCTTCAGCATTTCCAACACTTCGACAAGTGGTTTGTCAAAGTGGTCTTGGATTTCGTCAATTGCGGCGAACGTAAAGAGGAATCTCCTCTCTACGCCGCCGATATTAACTGGAATCCCTCTTGGTTGCAATGCACTCATTCACTGCCTCCTTTGTGTGAATCAGTATCAGCCGTTGCCTCCGGTGCCTCCGTTGCCTCCGGTGCCTCCGGTGATGCCAACCTTGCCGTTCAGCCAGGTCTTCGCCGCAGCCAGTGTGCTGAAACGCTTGGTTTCTTTCCAAGAACCGTCTGCCAGAACGAAGATTTCACCCTCAAGAGTGACATGATTGAATGTGGTGTTCTCCTGTTTGGTCTGGTTCTCATCGTTCGGCTCTGCGAACTGAACCTTTTTGTAGAACTTCGCCACGTAGTCTCCTTCGGATTTGCCGATTGCACCAGTGCCTACATACGGCGCAACATCATTGGCATTGAACAGGATCGCCTTGTCGGTGCCTTCACCGGATTCCAGCTGATGCCCCAGAAGCATGGTGTAGATATCTTCCTGATCGTGGTTAAATTCCACCGTCAGGGTGCCGCCGGTCACAGAGTTGTCTGTCTCAACAACACGGTTGTCGCCATAGTCCTTCACGCTGGAACGTGTCGGATTGCCGTTGTAGGCTGCTACCGGGCTGAGATATTTACCGCCGGAATAAGTGCCGGCTGTTTCATCGAAAATACCGAATACTGCGTACTCAATTCCATTTTTAGACATTTTTAAAAACCTCCTGTAATTTTTTCAGGTCAGCGACACGCTTTCTTTTTGCGTGCCGGTAAGTTAATCAAGTTCCATCTCTGCTTTTACGATTTCTTCCATGATTGACTTGCAGGATGACTCGACGGATGAAGCAGATGCATTTCTCCACGGCTTGTGTGCGCCTTTTCCATCGTGCCGTCCATATTCGAGGACGTTTGCAATCTTTGCAAGAGATTCCCCCTTGCTGTCCCTTCCGGTGATTGTCACCACACCAAAGACACCATACTGGTTAACCTTTGCATCTTTTGTAGTCACTCCAGCTTTCGCCCTTGAAGGATGTATGTGCGATCTGACAGAACCTTCCAAAGTCGGGAGGGCTGCTTTGACTGCTTTCTTTGCGATCTCGTCGGCCTTTCCTTTGTCGCTCAGCTTTTCCAGCTTCTTTATGACTTCTTCAAGTCCGTTCACCGTAATGCTTGCCATATCATTCGTCCTCTTCGTCAATGATGCAGGTGATGACCATGTGTGTGCAGCCGGTCTGTGTTCCGGAGCTGGACTGACCGCTTTCGGACTCATACGCAAAAAACGGCATCCCTGTTACCAGGAATCCCGCTTCTCTTAACGCTTGCCGTATCTGTTTTCGTGGAGTTACATAATCAGCATGACCTTTGGCGAACCAATGGATCTGCATATCATGTTCCCATTCCGTGTCAGCATTGTCTCCATAATCCGCATAATCACCTTGACTGTTGTAGGTGATGAACACATCCGGATTCTCATTCTCCGGTTTTGCCAGAGGCCATATGTTCCCATTGACCAGTTCTGTCAGTGCAGATTCTATCTTTTGATTGACGTTCATATCGCACCCCCATTACGAACACATCAGCTGGATCATCGACTTGTCATTCCGGTATGTCCTGACAATGTCATAAGTTCCACCGTCATAAATCACCTTCGTGGCATATGCCTTCTTCCCACTGGATGCTGTGTGTTTGGTCTGTTCCCAATCCTCTTGTCTGATTTCAAGCACGATCGAAATCACAAAACCGGCTCTGTGTGCATCATAAAACTCTGTCCGAGTAACGGACCGCTCCCGGCAGTAAACCGGGAACTGTTCCGTATTCTCAACAGGGAACCCATTTGCATTTTTCCCTTGTGTGACCACAAGAAGGACAGCTTCTTCATTCATGATCAATCACCGTCCTCATCATAATCACCAGACAGCGACATTGCCGCCGATAACGCTTCATAGGCTTCCTGGAAACGTGGTTCATTGTCGTAACCGTAATGCGCTTTGCAGTACAGTTTAACAGCCTGCTTGGTCAACGGATCATCAAGGTCGATGGTTCGGACCCCTTGTCTGTCGAGATCATTTGCCGCCGCCTTGATCAAATCCGTAATCTCACTGCGTGATGTCTCTGTGTCATTAACCCGGACGGCTCGGATCATTTCCACCAGATACGTCTCTTTGACACGGAGTCCGTCAACCATTAGCTACCCTGTTCGGCTTTCGGATCACTTTCAGAGCTGTTCGCCGCCGTCTGCGCCGCTAAGAAAGCAGTGATCATTTCAGCTTTCGTCATATCGGATGTTACGCCCTCGTACCCCAACTCAGACGCGAGTGCAGCGATTTTGGCTTTTGTCAAAGCATTGAGTTCGGCCTCACTGTACTCGCCATCCTTATCCGTGTCGGCGAGGGCTGTTATTCCCCCTCTGTCAACAGAGCGAATGCCTTAGTGGAAAGAACACCACCGTCAACGATCGCATATGCGCAGTAGTCAGCGGTACGTGCTTTTACATGTTCTTCGGTCTGAAGAGCAACGTCTTTATTGACGTTTGCGATGTATCCAACTCCGGGTGCGCCCAGAAGTACATCACCTGCCGGAATTGAATCATCTTCCTTAACCGGGATGCCGAAGATTCTGTTCACGCCGCCATTGACCGGATCAGCTACCATGATCGGTCTGCCGTTGTTGTCCTTCACGTTTGCAAGGCCTGTCCAGATGGTCTCTGCCTTTGCATAAAAAGCAAGTGCGTTCGTTCCGATTGTGACTTTGGAGCGTGCGTTTGTCAGATCTGCATAGGTGATTCCATCAGTCGCATCATACTCCACAACCTGCGGAGTCTGGGTTTCGGCTTTCAGCTCAGTGATGATGCCTTTCGGTTCCGGCTTGAAGGTCTCGCCCTGTCCGGGCTGTCCTTTGCCATTTGCTACGCCGTAGCCAAGAGCGGCACCCATCTTTTCCGCCAGACGTCTCTGGATGTACGGGATGAAATCTGCGATTGCCATTTCGCGAAGCTTCCAAGATACAGTGATGGCTCTTGCCAGTTCGCAGCCGTTCAGAGTCAGGGACCGGAAGGTCTCGGTTCCGTCAGCCGTTGCAGTTGCTTCGTCATACCAAGCTGCAGAGGTGCTGGTGTTTGCGATCGGTACGGTGTAAACGCCCTTTACATAGGTTTTCTGAGCGTCTGCCCACAGCGGATACAGCTCCTCTACCATGTCCCAGATACCGTTTGCTACGGTCTCAGGAATCACAAGGCCGGTGTTGCCAGTTGTATGGGTGTAAGCGTTGACCATGCGAACAATGTTCTGTTCCTCATCGGTCAGAGCCTTGCCCATCATTTCCTTTGCCCATGCATTTACATAAGCGTCGGATTTGAACATTGCTTCCGGATCGTTCTTGTCGGTCTGGGCCGGTGCAAAGTTGATCTTCTCAATGACTTTAGCGCCTTCGTCCGGAACGCCCGCCATGTTCTCGATGTCGTAAACCGGCTGATTATCGGACAGCGCGCGAAGATCTGCGAGAGCCTGTGCGGTCTTGTCCCATTCAGCGTCCAGATCGTTGATCTCTGCCATCTTTGCAGTGGACTCTTCCAGCTTTCCTTCGTCAATGAGTGTCTGTGCCATGTCGGTCATGGCTTTTCTCTTTTCGATGTATTCCTGTTTGGTCATCTCTTATTCCTCCTGTAATTTTTTCAGGTCAGCGGCAAGCCATCAATCGGCAAGCCGGTTCAGTTTCAAAAGATTCAGTTTCAGTTGTAACAATTCCGCATCTTTGGTTGCTTCTTCCTTCTGCATGAGCATTCTGGCTTTGTCCATCTGCTCCGCTGTCGGAAGTTTAAAAGATCCTCCTGCTGCCACAAGCGGTAGCGCCTCTTCCGCCTGTTCAAACATGATGCCATCAACAAGCCCCTTTTCTTTGGCTTGCTCTGCGGTCAACCACGTTTCGTGTTCCATCATGTCCAATGCATTCGCTCTGGTCATGCCGGCTTTCGCCATGTATGCCGTGCAAAGAGCATTGTCTGCTGTTTCCAGAACCTCCGCCATGTGTTCCATGTCGTTGTGGTTTCCAATGACGCCGGTACTCACACAGTGGACCATCATGAGCGCCGTCGGTGCCATGTAGCATTCAGCCGCACAGGCGATCACAGAAGCCGCAGAGCACGCCTCTCCGGTGATGTAGATTGTGACATTCCGTGTTTCTGTCGCATTCCGCAGCAGTGTGTAGATCTCGCTTCCCACGTCGATCACTCCACCGGGCGAATTGATGTATACATCAATGTCATCGCCCGGCTGTGAGGCATCAAGCACTTTTTGGATATCTCTCGGACAAGTCGAATCTTCTTCAATCCAGTCAAAATACCATTTGTAATCATTGGGAATGATTTTTCCCCTTACATCAATTTTATGTCGCATCGCCATCACCACCTTCCGTTATTGGCATTGTATCGAGCCGCCTTACATACACGTCGCCGCCGGGAATCGGTGGGAGATTCAGCACGGCTCGGATCTCGTTTGCATTCATGATGCCTCTGTCAAGGAACTGCACCAGATTCAGCTTTGTCTGCATGGAAGCACACTGAAGATTGGACGCTTCATATACGATATAGTTTCCGACGTCAATTTCACGGCGGGAGAACAGCCGCATTGTCAGGACTTCCCCAAACTGGATTGCCACCGGCTCGATCACAGCTTCATAGTAGGCATTCCACTCATCTTCGTTATAGTCACTCTGCACGATATGCTTGTTGACATTGAAGAATGAATAGATTCTGTCTGTAATGATGTTTGTGATTGCGCTGTTCGGAACGTAATCTTTCGGTTCGATCTGTTTCGCATCTGCTTTGCTGTCCACGCCGGCGGCCCCAAAGGTGTCGGACTCATACGACAGGTAGTTATTGACAAACTCCTGCACGTTCTTCTTGATGTCTTCCGGTCGCATGGAGCTATGGAACGACAGCAGCCATCGAATGATTCCACTGTTTTTGATTGCCTTGACAATACCCTGATCAATGATCCCGACGCACTCCATCAACTGTGTGAGTGCCGGTGCCGGGTCATCTCCAAAAATCCGGTCGCTGTAGAAGTCTCTCCGGAGATGCAGGATATCAGCATACCGGAATGTGCTTCTGCTTCCGTTTTTGAACGTAAATCGGATGTGCGTCTCTCCGCGCAGTTCCACCACTTCTGCAAATGTGCACGGGATCGGGTACAGCTGCATGGGCCGTCCGGTGTCGTCCCGGATGATCAATGCAAAAGCATTGTTATTCAGCATCAGCTGATTGGCCATCTTTTCCTGGAACTGCTGCCCGGTCATGTGCGGATTCGGATATTTCAGCATGGTCTTGATATCCGTTCGCGGATTCAGCTGCATCCCGGTCTTAGGATCATCCCGGATGTGCTTCGCCACCAACTTACCGACCGCCTGAGAAAACGGACGAATACAGGCGCGCACCAAATCGGATTGGTACAGCTTGCCGTTCCATGCGTAAAAGTATTCGTTTTCCATCGTGATCATCTTCAGCACGCTCTGCTGAGTCGGTTTTTCGTTTGTTGTCGGTTCCCTCGACCGACGGTTGAATAAAGCCATCTGCCACCCTCCTTATTATATAAGACTCAGATATTCATCTAATTGATTGCGATAGACTACATATGCGTCTAATAATGCCATCGTTCCGTCTATCCTTCTTCTTGGATCCAATCCTTTTACTGGTTGTATGTTCCCATTCACATCGGTTTTCACCGCAGTGTTCGCAAAACACCATTTGTCTATCGGGTTATTGTCATATATAATGTTATGTGCTTCAAGTTCTGCTTTTAAATCTTTCATCGGTTGAGATAATGTGGCAGTTCCTTGCCGTATTGGAATCATGCAATTAGGTCCGAATGCATTTCTGAATTCTCTTAGTAGACTTTCGTCAATATGCCATGGGTCGTATCCTATCCATGATATATAAATGTCTTTATCATCTTGGATCTCAAGAAACCAATCAAGCATAACCTTTTTGTCTACCTTGAATGTATCAACAGTCCGAAGAAAGCCCCGATCTCTCCAAATAAAATAAGGGACGTTATCTCGTCCCTGTCGTTTTCCTTGATTTTCAAAATCATCAAGCACTCTTTGCGGAAGCCAGTACATAGACTTAACATATATATTGTTGTCAAACGTTCCGTCAGAAAGCCTTCGTCTGCATATTACTTTGGCTGCATTCAAGTCAACACTGTCTGCTGCGTCCATTCCTCCGATCCCATATCTGAAAACAGCATCTTCCGGAGTCATTTCTTCGTTGTTTAGTTCTTCCCACGTCAACCATGCAGATGCCGTGTTTTGTTTAAGATTAAAATCTTTTACAAGTACAGTCGGTTTAAATGTCAAATCATCTTTGGCCTTTTGCACCATTTCACGCAAATACGACAATGATTTTATCGTTCCAATACCAGGATTTGCTTTTTCATAACATTCCTCTTGATCCCATTCGTCTGGTGAATCAAGTTCATATATGAGCGGAAGGAATTTTTCGTTTTTAGTTTTCCCATTTACAATGTCGGAAGCATAGTCATATTGCGCATCAAAAACCGAATCTCTGATAAAATTGTTTGTTGTAATACAAAATAAAAACGGTTGTTTTCTCGACCCCATGCTTTGCTTTAAAAGATCATATGTATCACGTGATTTTAATGCCGCAAGCTCATCGATGATACAACAATGCAGATCGAGTCCGTCAAGGCTGTTTGTATTTGATGCAAGACTCCTAATTGTTCCCATATTCATCGGACAATACAGATCGTAAGCACGTTTCTTTATATGCTTGCTTAACAACGGTGACTGCATTACCATCTTCAATGCTGCATTGAATGTCAGATTCGCTTGATCTTTAGCAGTGGCGGCAGTTACACATTGTGGAGATCCTTCATGGTCGTTTATTAACATATCCAACAAAATTGCAGAAAGAAGAGTGCTTTTTCCATTCTTCCGACCACAAACAATCAAAGCTTCGTTATATTTTCTTATATCGTTGTCATCAACAAATCCAAACGCCGCTTGAAGCCATGCGATTTGAAACAGTTCCAGCTTTAACGGCGTCCCAATTTTTCCAGACGGTGTTTTGCAGAAACGTTCAACAAAATTGACGTGGCGTGAAGCTATGTCTATATCGAAATGATACCTGTCTGGATTATATAGATTATCGAGGATCCTTTCGCCTTCACGCTTCAATTTTTCGCAAGACGATATCTTTCCATCAAGTACGTTGGTGAAATATTTCTCTAACGCAGAGGACATCAGATCACCTCCGCATATATGTATCTCCAGTGATACCCTTTACATCTTCTATGTGGCATCCTGCACGCTTCACTCAGAGATGTCTGATTGCATCCGATAGCCCTTGCGGCTTCTGTTGCGGATGGCCAAGTCTCTCCTGTTTCAACACAGGCAACTTGTTTTTTATTATATGGTCCGTATGAATGAGCAATAGCAATATTGCGTCTTGCCGCATCAACTGCGATTGCGCTATTTTTGTGGGATTCAGACAGTTTCTTTCTTTGTATATCGTTCCAATGTCGTCCTTTGTTCCAGGGAGACATTCCCATGCGAGCCTCGCTCATATGCTTTCGCTGCTCGTCACTAAATATTCTTCCCTTTTGAGACTCGCTGATTTTTCTTCTTCGTTCAGAAGTGAAAACTCTTCCCTTTCCAGCAGCAATTATCTTTTCTATTGCTTCTTCCGTATGAGTCCATCCGCTACATTTCTCAGAAAGTATTCTTTTCGTCTCCTCAGTATGGCAGGCACCTTTAAATCCATTTTCGCCACCAGTGCTTGCATTGTATCCTTTAGCCGGATTTGTACTGTCATATTTCTTGATCAGATCTATTTCCATTTGTGCGGCTTCTTTTAACGTGAGATTTGTTGCGAGAATCTCATGTGTGAAAGCATCCCATCCATACTTCTTAATGGCAGAAAAAAAATGGCGAGTAGTATTATAACCATTTCCTTTTCGCCATCTCTTCTCTGGATCCACTCCAGTCAGACCAATATATACTTTTCCATTTTCTTTATGCTTGTGCATGTACACCGTATAGTTATGACTGTTCATAAATTACCGCCCTTCGTAATTTCGCCTTAAATAACAGGGACGGAAACAGTTAAGGCATACCGCTTTCGGGAGCTACCCTATCCGCCCCTGATATTCACTTTTTCAAAAAGTCCATTAGCTCATCAGAAGTTTGCTGATTATCTTCTTTCACAATATCGTTCAGTTTTCCGATGACAGTGGTATAATTCTTTATCATTGTGTTATAGACATCACCTTCAGTGCTTTTTTTGATTCCATGCTGATTTGCACCATTCTGATAGGTCTCTGTCCATCCTTTTTCTGTAATAATATCCTGCAGCTTTTCAAGCTCTATTTCCATAAACCTCGCTTTACTCAATAATTTTTGCGCAAGTTCTTTTTTTGCGGGTGATAGGTCACTGACCGCTTTCGAAATGTCTTTAAATTCTGTTGTTGACATGTGATATTTTCCGTCCTTTCAAGATATGGTTCGTAACTACACCCTCATTTGTCGTTAATCTCCGTAAAAATTGAAG